TACCGGCGCGCCGCCGCCAGCCATGATCCAGAGCTCGACACCCTCGACGTACTTGTCCGTCGTCAGCGATGGACCGGGGTAGATGTGCCAGTCCCCGAGACCACCGCGCAACTGGATGTTGCCGTCCATGCCGTTGCCGTTGACGAGGTAGTCGTTCGGATCGCCAGTGATCAGTTCCCCCGAGCTGGTCATGCCGAGTCCCATCATCGGTGACGTGGTGGTCAGTCCCGGAAGCGGCCACGGGGGCGCGGGCGATAGCGTGCTGCCACTGCGATTGGCCACCGTGCTATCTCCAAACCAGTACTCAAGATCGTAAGCTCCCGCCGCGCCGTGGTTGTAGTGACCGTCGGCGTTGAAGACGACCGGCGACGGCGCGGGAGAAGGATCGAAGGTGATCGAATTGCCGCCATTAAAGGCGGCCTGCAAGCTTCCACCGCCTCCGCCGCTGGTTCCTCCGCCGCCACATGCGCTGGTCGTCCAGCCAGTAGAGGAAGCCGAACGCGAGACCAAACACTGGCCATCGCTTCCCGGCGGCTGGAGCGTGAACCCTCCGAGGCCGTTCGACACGGGAATGTCGCCCTTGACGATGCCTGCAACCGGCGGCGTCGGCGTGACGTGGTCTACGTTCGCCGCGTCAGTGTACATGCTCGCGCCGTCGCTGCAACGGTTCCAGTAGCGCGGCTTTCCAGATGGACCCGGAGCGCTCGTCTGGCAGGTGGGCGTAGTGCCCGGCCCTACCGGCGTCGCTCCGTTGTAGGCATACGCAGTGGCAGCAATGAGAGCTATGGCAACCGCGACTACGCGGGCTTGGCGACCCATGACACTCCTCCAGAAAATTGTGAGTTGGTACGAATGCGGAAGCCGGCGGTCGTCTTCAGCGTGATGCGAACGACTGGGCCGCCGCTCACGTCGTCGCTCATTTCCACGCCGGTCGGTACCTCGTAGCTGGTGTTTGGCATCGACGGCGATAGCGCGACGTCGACGTAGTCGAAGCCCGCGCCCGATCCGCCAGTCGCGAAGGCGGCAATTCCGCGTTGCTCGGTAGGAAGCGCTGCCGTGCCGCCCGCGATCACGAACTCGTAGACGTTACCGTGACTACCGGTGGACCCGCTGCTTCCGCCACCAGCACCACCGCCACCAGCGCCGCCTGGGCAATTGGTCGTGTTGACGAAGACGATCCCGCCGAGCTTTTCCACGTAGGCGACGAAGAGTGCGCCACCGCCACCACCGCCTCCGCCGCCGCCACCACCGCTTGATCCAGCGGGAACGATCCCGTCACCGCCACGCGCAAGCAGATCGGTTGCGGCGCGCAGCTTGAGCGTCTTGCCAATCAGGCAAATGATCCCGCCTCCCGCGCCGCCGCCACCACCACCGCTCGTGCCCGCGTTCGTCGCGCCACCGCCACCGCCTGCGCCGCCGCCAAGAGCGACGAGTCCGCCGCTGCCAGCGATGAGCCCTGCGAGCTGCCAGATCGTGAAGGCAACAGGGCCGTTTTCGGCAGTGAGTGAAGCAGATCCGTTTCCGCCACCGATGCCGCCGCCGCCGCTTGAATTTCCACCGGGGCTGCCATTTCCGCCGATGGCATTCGTGTCGCTCGTACCAGGATTGCCGGGGCTGCTACCGCTGAGATTGACAGCGCCAGCTCCACCGGCGAAGCCTCCTCGGAGGGTACCGATCGCGCCTACGAGTCCCGGTGTGATGTTTTGCGCTGGGGGGCCGATGCCAGCGTTTTGCCCGTTGGCGATCAGGACGGGAGCGCCAGCACCAAGTGCGCTGCCCGTCGTGTCGAACGTGCCTGTAAAAAAGATGCGGAAGTTTTTGACTGTGTGGCTGCTGACGATGAGCTGCGCGTTGCCCGTAAAGGTGATGTTTGTCGCGCGGATGTCGCGCGTGATCGAGTAGACGTTGGCGACGGGCACCATCCCGAGCACGGTCGACGTGCCATCGAACACGAGCGCGCCGTCATCGCCGCCGCCGAGCTGGAGCGTGTCGATTGCTGCCGCGAGATAGTCGATCCAACTGCCGTGGTTGTTGAGCACCCAGTTGAGCTCGTCGGCTGGCAGTGGCTCGGTCGGGATAAAGCCCTCGTCTTGCGCGCCCGTTGATGGCGTCGACTTGTTTGGCAAGCCGCTGACGGGGCCGTGCGTGTAGTTGGTATCGGTGGCCCAGTCGGGCGGGATCGTGGGCCGGGTCATGAAACAGCTCCTTCGTCCTGGGTCATCTCGCCAGCCAGGAGGCCGCCGGTGATGGTGCCGTCGTAGCCGGGAGACTGCGCGGCCGTCGGCGTGGTGATGAGGTCGGGGCGAAAGGCGTAGCCGCCCAAGATCGTCGACGCGAGCGGAGTGCCCAGCCAGACGAACGACATGCGCACGCCGGCCATCTTGGCGCGCTCGAGGAACTCGTCTTCGATTGTCGCTGCCGGAACCGTGACGGGGCCATATCCCGTGATGACGACGGCGCCGACGTACTCGCGCGCCTCGATCGCGGTGCCCGGCAGCAGCAGTGTCGCAACGCGCAAGATCGCCGTCCGCCGTCCGCTCGATCGGTTGGTCGCGATGCGCGCGCGAATGAGCAGGTTGTAGACATTGTCGATGAAGCCCTCGCGCCCTTGGCCGACCAGACCGCCGAGCTTGTCGAGCAGGTCACCGAAGACGAGATTTTGCTGCAGCTGGCGATCGATGTAGACGTCCCATGCTGCATCTTCGACCGCCTGGAACTCGGTCAGGTACGCCGTCAGGAGCGCCGTCATCCGAGGCAGTCCCTTGTACTGCTCGAGTAGGCGCCCCAGCCCCTCGCCAACGTAATCGGTGTTCTTCGTCAAGCTCATGGCGTCACCGTGAGCGTGATGTTTGCGGTCTCGAAATCACCAATCTGTCGAAAGGTGAGCGTGATGTTGGTGGCGGTCACCGGGCTCGGCGCAGTGCCAATATTGAACACCGGAACATCGAGAACTCCGGCGACGTTGAAGGCCTCCGCCTCGACGTGCTTCCAATAGATGGTGCTGCCGACGGTGGAGATCGCACCGAAGCCAGCGAGCGCGCTCTTGACTTGCGTGGCACCGTCGCCTGGGAACATCGTGGGGTCAGTCAAGATCGTCAGCACGATGTAGATCGGCACCGCTTCCGGGCGCGTGAACCGAATCGTCTCGGAGAAGCCCTGGTCGTCAGTGCTGGTCTCGGTGGTGTTCCCCCACGTGCCGATGCCGGCGCCCTTCTCTGCGAAGATCAGATCGGCTAGCGCCTGGTCGTCGTCGCCCGTGTTGCCGGGCTGATAGCACACCACCTCGATCGAGTGCGGCGGGATGCCGTTCGCGTCGACGACGTCGCTGTCGTTGAAGTAGACCGTGCAGTTCTTCACCTGCGACGAGAACTTTCCCGCCTGCGAAGCCTCGAACACCGCCGAGCGGATCGCGTCTGCGGTCGCGGCGCCGCCCGATTGCAGCTCTTCTTCTCGGCGCAGGCGCAGATTCGGATCGCTCTCGATGTCGCTGCCAGGGATCCCGTCGTTCGGGTTGTTGATGCTGTTCCAGCCTGAGAGCGGCGAAGCGATCACGCTCAGCGTGCCGCCGAGGCATTGCTGCGGGCCGGTGTTTACCGCCTCCCAATTCGCCGTGATGTTTGCGGGTGAGCCACCGGTGTTGGCGACCGTGACCTTGTTGGTGAAGAGCACGCTCGGGTCACCGCCGTTGATGCTGGCCAGCATCGTCCCAGGCGCGGCGCTGAAGCCGGCATTGACGTTGGTCACGACGCCAGGCACTTGCGTCTTGGTCGCTGCCTCGCGATCTGTGCCCGTCAGGAGCGACAGGCCTTCGAGCTGGTCACCGGTCGCGATGTCCGGGTCCATGCCACCGTAGAGCGCGGCGAGGATTTGCCACACCTCGTCAAGCGCCGCGGCGACAATGCCAGTAGCCACCGCGATCGGGTCCGGCGGCTGGAGGTCCAGCACGGGCGAGATGCCGGCGAGCTGCTCGGCCTGCATGTCACTCAAGATCACGTCGAGCGGCTTGCGCTTGAAGCCCTCGGGCAGAAGTCCGTAGGTCGCCATTTACGGGCCCCCAATCGTGAGCGTGCCGATAACAAACGGAACGAAGTCGCTAGACTTCAGCGTCGTGCCATCGGCGAGCATGCAGGCAAAGACGAGTTTGGCCGCGCGCCGCGCGTCGACGGCGAGCGAGAAGCTATCAAGCGAGGCGACGCCTGGGCATGTCGTGATCACCTGCTTGAACACCTGCGCGACGATCGAGAGCGCCACCTTCTGGCCGAGAATCGACTGGAAATAGGGGATGCCCGTCGTCGGATCGAGGAACCACTCTCCGAGGAAGAAACGGAAGCGCGTGAAGAGCAGCTGCTGCACTTCCTCGGACAGCGAAGAGCAGAGACGATCGGAACCGTTCGGTCCGATGTAGATGTCTCCAACGTTTGGGTTGTTGGCGTCAACGGACATGGCGAGTCGAAGGGACGCCATCAATCAGCCGCCTTCTCTGTCGACGATGCGCCATGGGTTGCACCAAGCCCACCAGGAAGACCGGCGGCGGTGGCAAATGGAGTGGCAACCGGAGCGCTCAAGCTACTGAGCGCGGCTTCTACGGCCGCTGCCCATGCGCTCATCGCTGCGCTCGCGCTCAGGTCATCGCCTTCACGCACGATGCCTTTCGTGGCGCCAGTGCCGAGATGGATCTCGCCACCCGGAGTGATTTCGATCTGACCGCTGGACGCGTCGTCCTTGCCGATCACCATGTTGGTGTCGCTGACGCTCTGAAGCGCTGCCTTGTCGGGTGCAGTCGCCGGGATGAAGTACGCGCCGTCGAGCGTGTGCATCCCAAGATCGCCGGGGTCGCCCTGGCCGCCCGTCGAGCGCCACGCGCCGAGCGGACGCTCCGCAAAGATGAGCATCCCAGGATCGCCCTGCTGCAGCGGCAACGACATGAAGAAGCCGCCGCCACGCGGGAATGCCACGGGCACGTCTTTGAGCTTTGGCATCTGCTCGGAGACCCAGTTCGGCGGCGTCGCGCCGTCGCTGACCATCCGATTGATCATGATGGTGATCTCGACGGTCTGCTTCGACGCGTCGAAGGACTCCACGCGCGCGGGCAGCGACACGTGCACGTCGAGCATGTGCGCGTCGATCGCCATCTGGATCAGCTCAAGCAGCGTGACTTCTTCGGCGGCGATGTCGCTCATGTGTATTGCCTCGCCACCGCGTTGACGTGCCAGTCGTCGGCCCAGCTCTGGCCGACTTTCTCGCACTCGGTCAGGTAGTAGCCGCCGTTGAAGTTCGCCGACTCGAGCGCAATCTTCCGGCCCGGATCGAGGCCAGGGATTAGCATCGCCTTCAACTTCAGGATGCCGGGGTCTTTTGGCTTGACCTTCTTCGTGGTCTGCTTGGCACCGGGCGCGAACTGCTGCGGATTGCCGAGGGACACCGTTGCGTCGATCGCCGCCTCCGGCGAATCAAGAAGGCCTGTCGACGGCGTGAGCCGGATCGCGCTCTGGTTCAGCGGCGCGCCCTTCTGCAGGAGCTGCAGCGCGCCACGCTGAATCGACCAAGTCAGCCCAATCGAGTTGAGCAAACGCGTGAGCGCTTTCGACGCCGAACCATCGAGCGTGAACGAATGCGCAAGCACCGAGCCGATGCCCGCGATCTGAGCGGTCGCTTCGAAATTGGCGGCGTTGCCGAGTCCAATGCCCATGGCATCAGCACACTTCTTCAGGATGTCTCCGATGCGCGCGCCGGCGTTGTACTGCATGCCCGGCGAGAAGCGCGCCTCACGATAGGAGCGGCCGCCATCATCTCCGCTGAGCGTCGTCTTCCAATCGGTGTCATCGCGAAAGCTGGCCACCTCGCGCAGGTCGCCCGAGAAGATGACGCTGGTGTTGTCCTTGTAGCCGGCCTCGACCTGCACCGGGATACCCACCAGCTTGCTCGATGACGCGTTCGGCCGGTTTCGCTTGAGCAGCTCAGCGCGGTGGTCCTGGCTCAGGTTCCAGATCGTGAGCACGCACTTGTTGGGCTCTGGCTTGAGCGTCGACAGCACCTTGAATTCAACGTCGAGATTGCTCACGTCGAGATCGCCCACGATCACGCGCCATGCCCTGGGAAAGAGCTGCGAGCTCATGTGAATGCTCCTCCCGGCTGGAGGTCTGGATCGTCGGCGGTGATGTACATGAGCAGCACGCGCTGCCCAAGCTCCTCCGGCGAGACGATGTCCGCGGCCTGGTCGGGCGTCGGCGCGCTCATGTCACAGCACGCGAGCACGCCCTGCGGCACCGCCTGATTGGTGCGAAAGCGCCGCAGGAGCGGCCACGAGACCACCAGCTTCACGAGCTCGCACAGCGGGTTGCCGTCCTGGTCCTCGACATCGAGGTACCAGCACGACTCGCGATCGCTCCACTGGAAGGTGAGCAAGTACTCGAGGCCATCGAGCTGCGTGGTCTGCTCGAAGCGCTTGTCAGTGGCGGCCGCGTCGGTGTCGATCACGAGGTAGCTCATCCGCCACCTCCGAAGAGACCGCCGATAAAGTTGGCCGTCTTCAGGAGTGCCGACTTCATCTGCTGCTGTTCGGTCTGCGTCGCTGCCTTGGGCGCCTTGTTGCCGCGCTTTTTGGTCTGCACCTTCGACGGCAGCGCCTGCACCGTCTGTGTGTCGACGACGACGATCTCCTTGAAGTCGACTGTGAAGCGAAGCGCGTTGGCCGTCTCGACGCTGCGCGGGCTGGCAAAGTTCTCGATCACCATGTTCTTGTAGGTGGCGAGCGAGGTGGTGATTGTGAACACCGCGCCGGCCAGCGCCGCATCGACGAGCACGCCGTAGACGTCGCGCATGCGGTCGAATTGGGTGGAGAAGCTCACCGCCTGCCAATCGACCTGCAGCGCTCCGCCGAAGAACGGCGCCTCCAAGATCCCCGTCTGGATGGGAGCGGAGAACTTGCCGACTTGGGCGGTGACGCCGTTCGCCTGCGACTTCGGCGCCGACAACGGCGTGTTGGTTACCAGGCCCTCGATCGACAGCCGGCGCGGAAGCGGGCGGATGTAGTCGGTGACGTTCTGCCCGCTCTCGACGCGATGCTCGGTGACCTGCGCGTTCGCCTGGTGGTTCTCGTTCACCGACGCGTCGAGGTACACGTTCCCCGTCGAGTCGTCGGGCATCTCGTACGAGAGCAGCACCTGTGCGGGCTCGGCCATCTACTGGCTGCTCCTCGCGCGCGGGACGTTTGCCGCTGCTTCACGGATCGCCTGCTTGAGCACCGGCCTCGCGCTGTTGGCCGCGTGGTCGCCGAGGTGCTTCTCGTTCATCCCCTTCGACGGATGGATGTGCTGCACCAACGTCACGTTGCGGTGGGCCGGGTGAAACGCTTCCGACGACATCGAGACCGGCGGCAGCGAAGGGCCGAAGGTGGCAGCGGTAGATGGCGAATAGCCAGCGCCGCGCATCTGGTCGAGCGTGTTCATGCGCGCGGTGAGCGCCTGGCCGCGCGTCATTCCCTTTGGAACGGTGAGATAGGACTCGGGGGTCAACCCCTGCTCCCCGCGCGCCTCGGCAGCGAGGTAGAGCTTCGCGCTGTCGGTGATCGCGCGCTCCTGCAGCGAGAGACCTCCACGGCCCTTGCCGCCGGAGAGCGCGTTGCGGATCGCGGCCTGACGGTCGGCAGCCTTCGCGTTGTCGAACAGCTGCGTCGCGCGGCCGAACACGTTGATGGCGGAGATGAAATGCACCATCGCCGACAGCATGTCGTAGATCTGCTTGATGACCGGGACCGAGTCCTTGAGCGCTGCCATGGTGCCGACCCAGGCGTCCTTGAGTCCCTGCACCACCTCGAGGTGAGCGTCCTTTCCCCAGATCTTGTCGATCCACTCGCCAGTCAGCGAGTCGCCGCCCTTCATCATCGTGATGAGGTCGTCGACGATGAGCACCAGCGCAGCGAGCGCAGCCGCAATGGCGATGACGGGTGCGAATGCGATCGCCATCTTGATCGCGAACGCCGTGGCGATCGCGCCGAGCACCACCAGCGTCGCCTGGACGATGTTCGACTCCTTGGTCATCTCGCGAATCCAGTTGACGACCTTGGTCAAGCCGCGCTCGAACAGCGTCACCACGGGCAGGAGCTGCACCATGATCGTCGAGCGCAGCGACGTGAGCGTGAGATTGAGCTTCGCGGACTGCTCCTCGAACTGCTCCGACTCCTCGCGCGCCTGCTTGCTGTAGCCGCCGCCGAGCTCGCCGAACGAGGCGGTCAGCTCGTCGAGCCCTTCGCGGCCTCGCTTCAAGATCGGAAGTAGCTCGCGGCCAGAGCGGCCGAACAGTTCGGTGGCCGCGGTCGCCTGCTTGGCCGGGTCCTCGATCTTCGAGATGCCGTCGGCAACGCGCAAGAACATCTCGTCGGCGCCAAGACCTTTTAGGTCCGCAGCCTTCATGCCGAGC